ATTCGTCTTCAATACAGCCGCGTTCAAGAAGGTGGCCGTGTTTTGCAAGGAGGGCGGCAGCGTCTTGCTCAGCTTCACGGTCTCGATCACCGAGCCGGACGCCGACATGGTGGCCGAGATGTTCAGCCTGCAGCAACAGTCCATGAAGATCAGCATTGTGCCGTGCGAAGAAGCGGCGCAGACTACGGACGGCGGCGCGCCTTTGTTCGACCAGGCAGCGCGCGACGAAGCGCAACTGGAACAGGCCGCGCAGGGCATGCGCCATTAACAGGAGATCGGCATGGACGAACAGGAACAGGCGGACATCTTGGGCGCCGCGAAGGGCATCTTGCTGGCGCTGGCCTTCGGCTTGGTCTGCATGCTGTTGCTGGCCGATTTGTTGACGTGAACCTCCCCCTGAGTCGGCCGGGGCCTGGCGTTCGTATTCATGCGCCAGGAGATAAGACGCCGAGCTGCCGGCGTCAGCCGATGGACAGCGAACCGCAGCCCCAGGCGCAAGCTAGTCGGATGGGGCATTTTCCAACTACTTGAAAGGTCTTACCATGAAAAAAACCCTCACTGGCATTTTTGCCTCTCTACTGCTGGCAGGCGCTGCGCAGGCAGCCGCTTTGTCAGATCAATACCAGGTTGGCGGCCAGAACAGCATCAACTTGAAGCACGTGCAGTTCTTTGCCGGTGGCGCTGGCACTCTCTATATTGGCAATGCTGGAGGCTATGTGACAAGCTACGCCGACAGCGGAAATACGATCTACAACAAGATCAAGGCGCGTGCCGATTTCTCGAGTCGTTTCGTGGCATGGACGGTTTCCGCACCGTATAGTGGCGCTTATCTGCAGACCCTGGTGGCCGACGCTATTACCTGTTCTGGCTCGCAGACGTCGATCGCCTGGACCTGGGCCGGCAGCACCAGCGTGGCGGACGGTTGCGCATTAGCACAGATGGCGAATGCCAACGCCAATTAATCTGCTGTCGTGGAAAATGAAAAAGCCGGTACACCCGGCTTTTTTTATGAGTGCTGCGCCGGCTCAATCGGCTGGCTTGGAGTTCGCCAGCAAGATGTCTTTCTGCTGCGAGCCGCGCGAGCTGCCGAAATAATAGGCCACCACCTGCTCGCACTTGGCCGAGAGATAGCCTACCAGGCTGCCGGCCAGGGCACCGTCCACATGCGAATATCCTGCCAGCGTGCTGGCGATCATGGCGATGAACGATACGACGATGACGTAGGCCAGCACAGGTACCGTGATCGACTTGGTGGCCGCCTGCATGTCGCGCGCACCCTGCCGGTCTTTCACGTCCAGCTCGGCCGCCTGCGCATTCAGCGCCGCGATCTTGTCCTCGTGGTCGAAGCCCAGCGCCGTCATCTTCAGCTTGAAGTCGTTGTCGGCGTTCTTGATGGCGATCATCTGCTCCGGCGTTGCGCCGGCGATCGCCTGCTTGACCGCGTCCTCGGTCTTTTGGTCCAGGCCGAGCGCGCTCCCGATCGCCTGCACCGCCAAGCCGCCCAGCGGGCCACCCAGTGCGGTGCCTATCATCGGCGCCACCTGTCCTACCAGTCCCTTCCAGTCCATGCCCATATCAAGCCCCTTTCGTGTAAGTAGTGCCATTGGTGCCGAAATGCGCGGTCAAGACCTCGCGCCGCTCGGTACCGCCGACCGATAAATGTACCCAAGCTCCTTCCTGGATGACTTGGTCGAAGGCGATATTCGAGGCTTGCAGCGCATGCACGATGTCCAGCGGCGTTCCATACTCGGCGCAGGTGAAGTCGACCGCGAGCCCCTTCATGTGGTCGCTGTTGGCATAGCCTCCCACGGCGCGGTTCAGCGCCGGCACCCGCAGCCAGGAATTGACGTGGATCGGATAGCCGAGGAAGGCGCGCACTTGCTCCATGCGCGCCGCCGTCATGCGCATATTCGCCAGTTGCTCGGCGTCCGGTTGATTGTCAATCGCCAGCCGCAGTGCGGTGTCGCTGGCGGTCGCCTCTGCCAGGGTGAAGTGTTCGGACAGATTCATGGGTCTTGTGCTCCAGGGAGGGTTTTGGCGCTTTCCTTGACCAGGTTGTCCCACTCGCGCGCCAGGATGCGGCCCTTGCGGATATGGTTGACCAGCAGCACCAGCGATGTGATCAGGCCGACTGCCAAGCTAGCCGTGGTCATCCAGTTGTTCACGTCCGCCAGGCTGATCGCCGCGCCGGCGGCGCTGGTCATCAAAGGCACGCCCATGGCCAAGCCAGGGCTGTCCACGTAGCTGCTTTCGTCGGTCATAGATTTTCCGTTCTAGCAAAGCGTTTCGAGCCGCCACGAGGACGATTACGAACCAGGTCAATCCGCCAGCAATTTTTAGGAGATTTGTCCACATTTCGCACCGTCAGGAGGCGTAGCCATTCAAGGCCAGTCAGTAAGAGAAGCACCCAATTATAAATGTCAGGAGGGAAATACATTTCATACAGCGCCCAGCCACCAAGATGGTTCAGGATCGAGGCAAAGTTGATCCTTTGCAGGTCATGCGCCAGCGCGTTCTCGCCCAGCAGGCGCGGGAACAGCATCACCAGCGCGCCGTCGAAGCCGGCGCAGGCCCAATAGTGCAGTGGGTAGGATTCCGGCGTGAACAGCGCCCAATACAGCAGCGCCGCCCCGATCAGGATCGCGGCGGCGCATGCTCTGGTGGCCCAGGTTTCTTGCATTATTTGCGGCCGGGCTTGGTCGGCTTCTTGGCCGGCGCGGTAGGAGGTGGTTTCTGGCCGCCGCCGCCGCCGCCCGTCACGTGCAATTTGTCCATTTCATTCTCCAAAAAGTTTGTCTAAACTGGCCGAATAGCCGCTGTTAATATATGCGAATCACATAGAATTTTCAATCTGATATGACAAATTACCTAGGCTCCTTCGCCCATATCGGCATCCTGTTCCTATTGTCCTTGCTGATTCGCGAGAGCGAGAAAAGCCGGCAGCGTGACCGGGGCGTATTGGCGTACTGCATCCGCTATTGGCTTGGCCGCATCCGGGCGGCGTGCCAGCGCCGTGCGCAATAGGTTCTGCGCCCAAGGCGTATAGGTCGCGGCCGCGCCCAACACGCCGACGGGAATCATGGGATTGACCGCGGCGCCTCCTCCCAAGGCCCCCATGCCAGCCCACAGCCGATCTGCCGTGAAGCTGTTCGGTACCTTATTGCCGAGCACCGCCTGCCCCGCTTGCGATAGATCTTGCATCAGCGCCGTGCCGCGTGCCACTGCGCGCTTGCGCACGCTATCATCGGCCGAAGCCACCGCGCTATTCAACTGTCCTGGCGTGAATACGCCGCCGCTATTCATGGCTGACTTGGCCGCGCCCTCTACCCGCACCAGATTGGCCCAGCCTTGGTCTATCGCATCGAGTTGCGGCGCCAGCGTTGGATTGCTGCGCTTCATGTTGGCATGCAGCAGATTCTGCAACTGCGACAAGGCGTCGCCCAGCTCGCCTTCTTGCGCCACGCTGGATTTTCCATATTTACTGACTAGGCCATTCAGATCGCTGTCGATGGTCTTGTAGGTCTGGGCCGTCATGCCGCCGTTCGGCGCTACGCGGCTCAATACCTGCTTGCCTAAGATGTCTTGGAAGCGCTGGGCCATATCTGGCGTCAAGTTCTGCGCCATGCCCTGCAATTGGTTCAGCTCCGCGCTGAATTGCGGATCGAGGTTGACGCCCTTGATCTGGCCCAGCACATTGTCATAGGCATTGCTCAAGAGATTGCCTGCCTGGCGCACGCCGTCGGTGCCGACTTGGTCGACGCTGGCACCGATGGGTGCCACGCTGCGATTGATGGCCGCCTTGTTGAATTGCTGCAGGGCGGCACCGCGCGCATTGGCGATCATGTCGCCCACCACCGGCAGGCTGCTCAGCTTTTCCTCTGCCACATTCCAGCGTCCCCCCAGCGTTTGTCCTACGGTCGGCAGGATGCCCTCATTCAGCAATTGCTGCAGTTGCGGATTTTTCGACGCCGCCGTGCTGATGCCGGAAGCAATCGCGCCGCCCAAAGCAGGAAGGCCTGCACCGAGCGCGCCGCCCAGTAGCATCTCCTTCTGCTTATTGGCGGCAAAACTCTGCCCATTTTGATCTGCATCGGTAGGACTCAGGACGCCCATGCCGGCACCCATCACTCCGCCCAAGCCGACCCGCGCCATCAGTCCCTCAGGAATGGCCCCGATACCGGCCGCCGGCAGCGTGGCCAGTACATTGCCGCCCAAGCGCCCATAGTCGAATCCTGGCTGCGCTGCGGGCGCACCTGGCACGCTGGCTACCTGGTGCTGCCGATTGGACGTATAGGCGTCTTGCGCCTGCTTGCGCAGGTTTTCGTAGTCGCCCAGGTCCTTGTCGCTGACCAGGCCGACGCTGTTCAAGCCATGCGCGGCCAGTTGGGTGATCCCTTCCGGCAGGTCCATGGCACCGCGCAGCACCCCGCCGATATAAGGAATCTGGGTCGCGTTGGTTTTCAAGCCTTGATAGGCCTGGCCTAGGCGTCCCAGAAAACTATCATCGATTTTGGCTGGTGCAACGGGCGTCTGCGCCGTTTTCTGCGTAGTCCCCTCCACCGGCGCAGCCTGAATGCCCAAGGTCGCCAGCAGCGGGTCTTGCGCCTGCGCGTCGGGTTGTTGCTCGGGCGCCTGCACGCCCAGCAAGTCCAGCAGAGGATCTGCCATTACATGCCTCCCAGGTTTTGCAGCGCCTTGGCCTTCAACATCAGGTTTGCATAGGCGCTGGGATTCTTGGCCTTCATGGTCGCCACCGTGGCAGCCGCCTGCGCCGGCTCCATCGCTTTCAGTTGGTACAGCAGCGGGTCGAAATTGTTGCGCCATGCGCTCTCGAAGCGTGTCTGCGCACCTGGTGTCTGGCCATTGGCCCCCAGGAAGGCGTCCGCCGCATTGGCTTTGCCTTGCAGCGCCAGTTCGCCGCCCTTGTTCCATTCGGCGATGCCCTGCAGCGCCTGCGGGAACAGGCCCTTGTTCAGGTTGGCCTCGGTCTGGGCGTCCAGTTGTGCGTTGGTGCCGGTACCCCCGGCCGACTGCCAGGAGCGCAACGCATTCTGTCCCATGAATTTTTTCAATTCCTGGTAGTTCGCCACGCTACCGGTCCATCCCTGCGGGAACAGCGCGCCCAGCGCCGGGCTGTCGGCGATCATGCCCTTGATGTGGTTCATGAACTCTTGATTCGGCCCTGTCAGCGCTCCCTGGCGCGACAGGTTCAGGATATTGTCCAATACGTTGACGCGGGTCTTACTGTCCTGCGCCTGCGAGATCAGGTCGGTGTAGCGCTGCCCGGCCGCTCCCGCTAACTTGCTGGTGAAGTCGGTAAAGCCTGGGGCCTGCGCCGGTGCCAAGCGCGACGCATTGCCTGCATCGGGAGTACCAGGCGCAGCCTGCGCTCCACTGACGCCGCCGCTGCGGATGAAGTCTTCCATGCCGTTGGCAAAGGCTTGTGGGTCCGCTTGGCGCAGATAAGCCGCCTGCTGCGGAGTCAGGCGCGAGATGTCGAGGCCTGACGCGGTTGGTGCTTGTGTGCCTGGCGCGCTCTGTGCCGCCGGCGCCGCCGCCAAGCCGCCGCGCGCCGCCGCCGTTTTGTTGGTGAAGACGGGATTGCCCTGCGCATCGTAGGCCGTCACCGGCTCGACGGCACCCTTGCCGGCTGCCGTGGCATTGGCGCTGGCCTGCATCGCCTCCAAGCCGCCGCCGACCGGAATGATGCGCCAACCGCCCTCGGTAGATGGGTCTGCGATCGCCTGAAAACCCTCAGGAATATGCGGCAACTGGCGCACATTGCCGGCGGCGTCCTGGGTATAGCCGCCTGGACGGAAGCTGGCCGGCGCGATGTAATTGGTCTTGGCGATCTGCTGCTGCTGCAACTGGCGCCCCAGCGCGCTGCTGGGGTCGATGCCGGCCTGGATCAGTTGCTTGTTGAAGTCGGTCGCGCTATTGGCCGCCACGATGGCCTTACCCAACTCAGCCGGGCCGCCCAGGGTGGCGCCGACCAGCGCATTGTCGTTCAAGCCGAAGGCGCCGCTGGAAGTCGGCGTCGCATTCCATGTTGCTGCGTTACCCAGCACCATTTGGGAAGGATTACTTGGCATGCCGCTCAGCATCGGAACTCCAGCTGGCACGCCGCCCATCGCCGCCGCCTTGCGCCCGGCCAGCTCGTAGATCGGCGCCAGCGCCTGCTGCTGGCGCAGGGTCTGGGCGATCTGCAGTTGCTCCATCATGGCGCGCATCTTGGCCATCTGGTCCGCCTGCCAATTCTGCTTGGCCTGCATCATGCCGGCCACCCCGGTTCCCAGGGCTGGTCCGCCGCGGCCGCCGCTCAGCAGCCCCTGCGCCAGCCCGAGTTGCTGCGCGGCCTGCAGACTGTTCTGGTCGACGTCGGTAAAGTCGAAAATTCCCATGCTGCCTCCTTATCGTCCGTAGGCGCCCAGGCCCAAGGGCTGCGCGGGCGGATTGCCTGGCGTATTGCCGCTCAGGGTATTGTAGAGCTGGCTGCCGGCCAGGAAACCGCCCAGTGCCCCGGTGACGCCGCCGCCTTGGCTGGAAGTCGATGTCTGCGAGCCGCCCAGCCCGGTATAGGGATTGATCAGGTTGCTGTAGTCGCCCAGGCTTTGCCATGGCGCCTGAAATTGCTGCTGGCCGATGTTGGAGATACCCTGGCCGAGGCCAAGACTGCCCTGCAGTCCCTGGTTGAACAAATTTGCGCCGAGGCCGGCCTGTTGCAGATCGAGGCCGCGATTGTTGGTATAGAAATTCTGGTTTTGCCATTGATTCTGGAAACCAAGATTTTGCGTTTGCATGGCTTGTTGCGCGGCGATCTGGGCTTGTTGACGCGCCATTTCAGCATCTTGGGCAGAAAGCTGGCCAGCGGCACCGGCTTGCAACTGATTGGCCTGTTGCTGGGCGCCCCCATACAGATTGCTCAAGGCGTCGGATAGATACTTGTTGCTCTGCCCGATAGCCAGGCCCTGGGCGATGCCCTGGCGCGAGCCGCCATACTGCCCCGCCGCCATGGCACCGCTGCCGATGCCAGGCAGGATGGTCTGCTGCAGATTGTCGTTGACCTGGTTGCGGATACCCTGGGCCTGCTGGTCCAGATAGGGATTATTGACCTTGCCGGACAGGATTTGCTGCATTGCGCTGTCATAGATCGCCATGTCTTAACCTCCCAAAGCCGGCTTGGCCGGCATCATGTATTGCAGCGCACTGCTGCCGCTGGAGGCACCGGGCGCCGTCATCAGGCCCATCTGGCCCATACTGAAGGGATTCGCCGCAATGCCGCTGCCCAGCATTCCGCGCCCCATGTTCTGCATCTGCAGGTAGGCGGCCGCATTGGACGGATTGTTGAGCGCATCGAGCTGCTTTTGCCATCCCTGGCGCATGACGTCGTTGATGCCGGTCGGGTTCTGGCTGTACAGATTGGCCGCATTCGACAGGATTCCGCCCTGGCCATAGATATACGGGGCAATCCGCGGGTCGACTTGCTTGACGCCGTTCACGGTCTGGGTATTCGGCTGCGAACCTAGCGCGCCGCCAAGCAGCGCACTTCCCAGCTTGCCCAAGGGCGAGCCAAGGATTCCGTTGGCGCTGTTCCACAGGCCGCTCAAGCCGCCTCCGGACAGGCCAACGGCGCCGCTGGCGATCTCGGAAGCGGTTACCCCGGGCGTAGTGCCTACACCCAGATCGCCGGCTGATAGCGGCCCGATGCTGCTGGCGCCGCTACCGATGGGAGTCAATGCGGTAGTGCCGTCTGTTATGCCTGATCCGGCCATTCCTGGCAACGAAGACCCACTGCTGCCCAATGTGCCACTCAGTGCGCCGGAACCTCCTGCGCCAGTGCCCAAAGCGCCGGCGCCTGCCGCCCCTGCGCCGGCACCCAGCAAGCCACCACCACCCGCAGCGGCGATTTCGCCCGCACTGAGTGTTGGAATACTGCCTACGCCCAGGTCGGCCGCTGACATCAGGCCCATGCTGGGCACGCCAGAACCGATGGCACCGGCGCCCGCTCCCGCTCCAGCACCAGCTGCCGCGCCTGCGCCCCCCGCCTGGCCAGCGGCACCCAATCCGCCCATGGCGCCAGAGGCAGCCCCCATGCTGACGATGGTGGCCATCAGGGCTGCCAGATTGTCTGGATTGCTGGCCCAGCCGCCAGATTGTTGCACCTGCTTGCTGCCAACGCTGCCATCAGGATTCTGGAAATAATAGCGCTGCCAGCCGGCAGGCACATCGCCGCCGGTCGCCGTCAGCGTGCCGGGGTTGCTGATCTGGCGTGCGTCGTCGCCCGAGAAGGTAGTGGGCGACAGCGTCATGCCGTTCAGGCCGACTTCCGGTCGCAGATAGCGGTCGCCGGAGGGCGACATCAGCGGATTGGCCGCCCCGTTCCACAGCGACATCAGGTCGGCCCACTTGGCCGGCATAGAAGAAATGGTTGGCATATGCTCACCCTAAAAAGTGCCACGCACTCGAATAATATCCATACACGCCCTTGCCTCCGCCCGGGTTCCAGTTGGTGCCGTCGGCGCCGGCGATGTCGCCCTCGCGCGGCTTGCTGGGCGCCACGTTCAAGAACTCGCAGTGCCCCTGCGCCAGCAGCCGGATCGCCGCCGACACCTTCATCAGCTCGTTGTAGACGTAGCGTTGCCACTGGTCGTCGTCATTGGGCGGAATCACTGGCTGGTAGGCTACCGTATTGACGGTCGTCGTTCTCACCATGCACCCCCATCCACGATATCAATATCGTAGGAATCGAGCCGCCACTGATAGGCGCTGCCGGTCTCGAAGCGGACCGCGATATAGCGCCCCGACACCAGGAAGTCGGCATTAGGCTGGCCGCCGATGGTATAGGCAATCGGCGCGCTGTAGACCGGATCGGCGTAGGGATCTGGGCTGCTGCCGACCTTGATATTGACCGTGCTGCCGACGAGGCCGGTGATGCGCGGGCGTATCCCGCGCACGGTCTTGATACGCTCCGGTTTGTCGAAGGACAGGCCGCGCCGCTCCAGATAGGAACCCGGCAGCGCGCCGTTAAAGGAGGCGGACGCGTCCATCAGGTACAGTTTCTGGTCATTGCTGGCCACCATGGTGCGCGCGGTGGAGGGAACAAAATCTGGGCCGTCCCACACCGTCAAGTCGGAGTTCCATGGTGCCGCATCGCCATCCCAGGTGGAGGCCAGACCATTGTCCACCGGGCCGAAGGCGCCGTGATTGACGTTCGGCATGTCGCGGAAGCTGACCGTCTTGTCCTTGTAGTTCCACACCATGGCCTTGGTGCAGGAGGTCGCATCAATGGCCGGATAGCAGATATAGACCTCGTTGAAGAAGGGGTTCTTGTACACGAAGCACAGGGCGGCATTGTTCACGTCGATATTCTGGAACAGGAAACGGCGCGTCTGCTTGTCCAGCACGCTGACCGCATTCTGGCCATCATGCAGCATCACGTCCGAACTGGTCAATACCAGGTGCCAGCCGTCAACTTCGACGATGCAGTTGCGGTTCAGGGCGCCAGACATGCCGAGCACCTTGGAAAAACGGAACACGTAGGGACCGCCGACGAAGTCCATGCGCCACACCGAGGCTTCCTTGTAGATCATGAAGCTGTCGCGCAGTTGCAGGCCATCCACGATGGGATCGGAACCTTCCGCCACGTCCAACTCGCCGGCGTCCTTGGTGGGGTCGGTCTGGTCCCAGGAAGCGGGTAGCGTGCCTGGATCGGCCGGATGGCTCCATTTGACCATGTAGGGATAGTTGGTGCCGCTTTTTGTCACGTTCAGCGCTACCAAGTAGTTCTTGTAAGAGCGCATCGCCTTGCAATAGGTCGAGGCTGGCCAGTTGGCCAGGTCGACGAATTTGTGCGTCGTATTCAAGTCCCAGGACATCGGCACGCTGATCAGGTCGCCGCTATTCAGGATGGGGATGCCAGACAATAGCGTCCCGGTCCACTGGTTGACCACGCCGGTGCGCGGAGTGACATGCGTGATGTCGGTATGCACCGCGGTGCCCCCGGTATTGGTGACACAATAGGTCTTGGCCGCAGTCGGGTAGATCCAATAGCGGGCACCTCCAACATTGCAGGGCATCAAGTATTGCGGCACCGCTGGTGGACTGTTGTAGACCTCGTTATGGCCCAGGAATTGCTGCACCAGTCCATCCAGAAAGCGGATATTCTTGGCGTCGGTCCAGGCGTTCGGTGGCAATTCATGCACCGACAGGTCTTTGTTGACGCCGACCGCGCCGACCTGGGGAATGGAGACGATTCCCATGGTCTAGAAGGTGATCTGGGTAGCCGCGATGAATAGCGCGTCGATCTGGGCCGGCGTCAGACCCAGGGCGGTGCCGATGGCGGCCAGGGTGGGGCTGTTGCGCTCGAAGGTGGCCGCATTGCTCCACGCAATCGCCACCAGCGGATTTGCGCTCGCGTTGACCGCCGTCTGCGCTTGGATCAGCAGGCCCGCATTCGACAGCGCGGCTAGCGCCTGTGCCCGCAGCACGGTGGCCGGCACCAATACGGG